GTTGTCTTTGGACAGAAAACACTTCAAATCGAAAGAAGCGCATTGGATAGAATCAACGTTCGACGCTTGATGATTTACTTGAAGCGACAAATTGGCGCAATTGCTAGAAATACCCTCTTTGAGCAAAATGTTCAGGAAACATGGGATGGATTCTCAAGGGCAGCCAATGATGTTCTCAAGGAAGTTAAAGATGGATTAGGACTTGTAGATTACAAATTTGTTTTGGACACTACGACAACTACCCCAGATTTGATTGACCAGAACATCTTGTATGCAAAGTTGTTTGTGAAGCCGGCAAGATCAATTGAATTCATTGCGCTTGATTTTATTATCACACAAACAGGGGCAGAATTTCCTGAATAAACCTTAAATAAAACTATATAATAGTAAAGATATAGGAGACTATTATAAATGAGTAATCAATTTTGGCATATGGCATCAATTGAGCCAAAGCGACAATTTCGATGGGTTGCAACGATTGGCGACGGCGCAAATCTTCACAGCTATGTTGTAAAGAAAGTCGCTCGACCAGAGTGGACAACCACTGAAAAAGAGCACAAAATATTGGGACATACTTTTTATTACCCCGGTCCTGTAACTTGGAATACAATTGATGTTTCTGTTGTTGATATTGCCGGCAATCAAAACGATCCAGCACACGACAATGCTGTTGTATACTTGCAAGAACTCATCTTTGCATCCGGATATGCTTTCCCCACTGGAATTAATGATGCAAGAGCTAGCGGCGTTACTAAGGCTAATGCTGTTGGTGCGCTAAATGGTTTGTTTGTCAAGCAACTAGATTCGCAAGGAAATGAACTTGAAAGATATACTTTCAACAATCCGTTTATTCAGAAGATTAATTTCGGTCCAGAATTTGATTATGAGAGTGATAACATTTTAGATGTAACTTTCACCGTTCGATATGATTGGGCGGAGGTCGTAGTAGGACCAGCTAAAGATAATAGCTAAAATATAACCAATGAGGTGTTAGATGTCAGTTAGAAATAACGAGGAGCGGCTTGGGGCGGCTCCTAATGAAGACAGCCCCGCAATTTCCCAAAACTTACAAGATCCATTAAACTTCGCAGTTCCCACGATGCATGTTGATATCCCTTCAAAGGGAAAATACTATGCACCGGAACACCCTCTTCATGAGCAAGAATCAATTGAAATACGCTTTATGACAGCAAAGGATGAGGATATATTAACTTCTCCGAATTTGATCAAGAAAGGTCTTGTCCTAGATCGCCTTGCGCAAAGCCTGATTTTGGATAAAAGGATTAAAGTTCAAGATTTGCTTTTGGGCGACAAAAATGCAGTTTTAATCCAAGCAAGAATCACAGGATATGGTCCATGGTATGAAGCAACAGTTACTTGCCCTTCGTGTTCAGAAGAGCAAGTTGAAGAATTTGATTTAAACGAATGCATAGAACTGAAAGAGAGTGAAAGTAGTTTTGATGAAATTGACGATCTAGGTCATGGATATTTTATTGTTTCTCTTCCAGCGACAAAAGTTCAATGTAAAATAAAACTTCTTCGAGGAAAAGAAGAAAAGATTTTGATGAAGGACTTTGGAAAAAAGAACAAAAAAGAAGATAACTTCGCAACCCAACAATTAAAGTTGATGCTCGAAACAGTCAACGGGAAAGATGATCCCAAGGTCATTAATTATTTCGCAGAAAATATGCCAATCTCAGATTCTCGATTTCTTCGATTTTTATATGAAAAGGTTAATCCAAATGCTAGTTTGAAAGCGTCTTTCACATGTGAATCTTGCGCCCACTCAGAGGACTTGGAGGTTCCTCTTACCACGGACTTTTTTTGGCCTAAACAATGATTACATCCAACATGTTTATGAGGAACTGTTCCTTTTGAAATATCATGGCGGATGGTCTTTCTTCGAAGCATATAACCTTCCTGTCACAATTCGTCGATGGTTTCTTAAACGCTTGACACAACAACTTGAACAAGAAGCCGAGCAGATGAAAAAAGCCTCTTCAAAATAATGATTATTTGAATTCCTTCCTAGTTATTGTGTATACCTGTATTTTACGGAGAATAAGCATTTATGTTTGATTGGATGCCCATACGCATATTCTGGACAAATGATGACGGAGCAAATACCGGAGGTGGTGATCCGGGAACAACAGCAAGTCGAGCACAAGCCAGATCTATCGAGAGAATGGTGGAATATAATGAAGCGGCACAGAGAAAAATAGAGCTAAATAAACAATTAGCGCAGCAAGCCGGTATGGAACTAGAAGCTCAAAAGCAACAACTTCTTCTTACAGAAAAACAACTTGAACTTGAAGAGGAATATTTGGGTCTAGCAACCGGTCCGGATTCGGAGAGGCAATTACAATTATTGAATGATCAGATCGCCGCGCTTAATCAAGTGACGGAAAAGTCAGCGGATCAAGTTGCGCAATTGCAAACATTGCAATCTGTTCTAGATGGTGTTAACGCAATTCAAGAAAAAGGCGTAGACATTGCTAGGCAAGAAATACAACAAAGAAAGCAGCAAATTTCATTAGAAAAAGAACACATTGAGGTTATGGAAGAGGCTCAAGGTGCAATGCAGGGTCAAATAGATGGCTTGTTTGATTTTCGAAAAGCCACGATCTTAGCACAGCATCCAACGGCAATGTTCCAGAAGTTATTGGCTTCTATTGTTGGCGTTACAATACAGGCAACAATGGCATATGACGGCGCTCGTTCAGAACTTATGAAACTAACAGGAGGTTCTACGCAATTAAATGCCGCTTTGGCAGATACAATACAACTAGGAGCACAATCTGGTCTAACATTCAAAGAAGCAGCCGAAGGGATGATTATTCTTGCAGGCTCAATGGCAAACTTTTCAGAACTTTCTAGAGAAACTCAAAGAGAATTAGGGGATACAGCGGGAATATTTAACAGGTTTGGAATAAATGTTGGCGAAAGCATGAACATTGCTACAAAAGGGATGGGATTTACAGCAAAAGAAGCTAACAACCTTCAATTAGAACTTTTTGCCGCCGGTACAGCGCTTGGACCATTTATGAAAGATAGAGTCATGAAGGACTTTGGTCCTGCTATGGCAAGTCTGGCTGCTTTCACCAAAGAGAGAGCAATAAAAATATTTAAAGAATTGGCAGCCCAAGCAAAAGCAACGGGAATGGAGATCACAGAATTAACTAATTTGGCTGAGAAGTTTGATACATATGATTCCGCCGCAGAATCAGTTGGTCGTTTAAACTCTATATTGGGCGGAGATTATCTAAACTCTATTCAGATGCTTAATGCTACTGAATCTGAAAGAATTTCGATGCTTCAAAACTCTCTAAGACTATCCGGTAGGCAATTTACGGATTTAAGCCGTTTTGAGAAGAAAGCATTAGCAGCAACTGTCGGAATTAAAGATATGACCAAGGCAATGCAATTGTTTGGAACATCTTCTGAAAATATTGAAGCCATGAGACAAAAAGCAGAAGCTGCCGGGATGACGCTGGAAGAGTTTAGAGAGCGTTCAAAAGCCACAAATGATATTAGCAAGCAATTTCAACTTATTCTGCAAAACTTGGCAGTTGTTGCCAAGCCTGTCGTTACAATATTGTCGGGGATGGCTTCTTTTCTTGCTATGATCACATCAAACCCAATAGTTAAATGGACTCTTGCAACGGTCGCGGCTTTATCTGCCTTGGCAGCTATTATTGGAACTGTTACTGCCGCCATCGCCCCAATGTTATTAGCAACTGGAGCCGCACCTGCGGCGTTAGTGACTTTTGGAAAATCAGTTGCAGTGTCTGGTGCAATGGTTGGTGCCGGCGCAAAAGGGTTTGGAATACTTGGGGTGGCATTATTAGGAGTTGGAGCAGGTGTTCTAATGGCAGGCGGAGGAATTCTTCTTCTTGCCATGGCTTTCGAAAGGCTGGTTGCAACAGGACCTAAATTATTTGAATTTGCCAAAGGGGTTGCAATATTGGCAGGGGTCATGACATTGGTCAGCGCTGCCGGTATCTTTGGTGGAATCTTCGGTGCGATTGGTGGTGGTGTAATGGCTGCCTTTATCTTGGGGATCGGAACGGCAATGAGCGCGATCACAACCGATTCTGTCACAAGAATGACCGCAATGGCAGGAGCCGTTAAAACATTGAGTGCGGCTATGAAAGAGATAGAGGGTGTTAAAGCAGATGTTGTAGTTAATACAGTTAGAGTTTTTGAAAGCATTGGAAATATCAAAGCCTCCAGTGGAATTGCGGCGCAACAAGCAATTGAATCCTTTAGACAAGCAGTTGTCGATGTTCGGGCTCAAAATCAAATTCAACTTGATTTGAAAATAGAGCATAACAATGTTAAAGCCACAGAAGATTCATTTAGAGAATTTACAAAGAACTTAAATAAAGCACTAAATAAAGGTATAATCTAGGAGAACATTTGATGGCAAAATATTTTAATCATGGTATGAGAGGAGGAACAGATAGCTTCGTTAATCGAAATGGAGTTTATTTGGAGTTTTTTCATTTGCCAACAAGCAATGTCGTCAGGTTTAAAGCTTTTATTACTGATTATAGTGAAGCGTATAATGTCAACTTTAACGAACAAGACGTTTATGGTCGAATGGATCCGATTGCAATTTATGAAGGAACAAAAAGAAAGATAAACTTAGGATGGACAGTTGTTGCAGAATCTCATGCAGAAGCATATGAAAATTGGAAAAAAGTTCAGCAATACGTTAAAATGCTGTATCCATCTTATAAAAAGTTTATATTTGATGGCAAAGATACAAAGAGATTTTCCGCAACAACTCTTGCGGCCCCTCCATTATTAAAAATGAGATTTATGAATTTGATCGCAGATGCATCTATTGAAAAACTAGAGAAGAAAGGGGTCGTATCAAACACCAGTGTTAACAAGGGAATGGTAATTAAAAAAACTTTAGTTGATTATCTTGCTGGCAACGCAAAGGATACTGGTTTGTTGGTTGTGCCCGGCTCTTTAAATATCAATACAAATTGGGCTGACCGTGGAGGGATATTGTCCGGAGGAAGGCGTATAGATCCTGTGGCTGGTCCTCCTACTATGAGACCGGTTGAGTATGAAGATTATATTTCTTCTGATAAGTTTGTTCTCCCGTTGGAAGTTTCTCTGACATCAGAATTCACAGTTCTTCATCAACATGATTTGGGAACAGAAAAAACTGTCGATAAAAGAGGAGCCCCATCGGGCAAATTACCAGACCATTATGGTAAAAAAGTTACATCAAAACAAGCAGCGGATATCTTGAGTAAGCAAAATCAATCGGCTACCGGGTTGACTAGTTTTGTTCCAACTACTAGAAAAATTTACGGTGTTCAAGAGGTTGCAAAAAAAGAAGTCGGAAGAAAGAAAAAAGCGCAAAAACAAAAAATTGCAAAACAACTTGCTGGTGGAGCAAGGGACAAAAAAGGTTTTGAAGACTTCCCATATGGAATTAAATAACTTGGAGTGTTAAAATGCCAATAGATAGGTATTCAAATAGAAGAAATATGAGAATTTCTAAAGAAGACAGATTTAAACAAGTCAAAGAAAGAAGAGGTCTTGATTATATTGATGTATTTGGAACTCCGACGTTTAAATATCTTACAGAAACAGATCTAGAAGATCTTGAGTATGAGAGTTATATATGGCGAAGAGGAGATAGTTTTTATAAACTTGCCTACCAGTTTTATGGAGATGCAGAATACTGGTGGGTTATTCCCATGTTCAATGGAACTCCAACTGAACATCACCTAGCGATTGGTCAAGAGATTTTTATCCCCGCAGAAAAGGAAATTGTCATTTCAAAAATGGGGATCGGATAAATGCCACCAGATTCAAAAAAACCGAAAAACGCAAATAAAAATGAGTATGTAAACCGAGTAAGAACAGCAGAACAATGTTGGCTAATTGCAAACATGGAATCACTAGTCAATAGAAGACGCCAAGACGATGAAACATTTTTAAAAAAGAATATTATGAAGCACTCGCTTCACAAGTATCACATAGCACTGCCATATTCCACAGAATTTGCAAGAATTATGGGAAAGTTTTTCATCGGTCCTCATGCTGATGTCCTCTTCGACTTAAAAACTTATGAATTGTCAGCACTTGTTCCTAAAATGAATTTATATCGGGTTGATATAGACCGGTCAACAGGAAAAGTAAAAAGTACAGAGGAATTTTATTTTGACTCTCACATTAGCAGTCAGAATGTGCAAAGCTTAATAACTGGAAATACAGAAAGATTTGGCGAAGCTGGTGTAATAGGTGTTAATTGGGAGCTATTGGGAGGTCAACCGGCAGAGGTTAAAAGATACGTTCAGGTTGATATAGAATTTTTCTTTTCCTCTGTTGCTAGGTTAACACAAGAAGATACAAAAGAGCGACTTTCTTATCTGGATTTATTTCGAAGGCGAGGGGGTCAAGTTGGCGACCCTTATCGTTTAAGATTAGATGTGGGATGGCATTTGCCAGAAAAAAATATGGCTCTTTTTGAAAACGAGCAAAGAGCAGAACAGGTTCGAAAAGCAATTGATACCACATCGCAAACTCTATGGCTAAATCTCAGAAATCATGATTTAAAGTTTAATCAAAACGGTACTGTTAATTTAACAATAAATTATATAAGCTCATTGGAATATGATCTATCAAAAGTCAAAGTTATTCAAGACACTAGAAAAGGTAAAGACATAGAAAAGCAAAAAAAAGACGATAAAAAAGCACAAGAGATCTTTAAACAATTCACCACAGTCGACTGTCGACCGAAAAACACTGCTTGGAAAATAACACAGGCGTTTGGAGGGCAGGATAAGAATTTAAAAGCGTATATAGAAGCTGAAAAAGCAATGAGAGCAAAGATCGAATGGAATAAAAAGAAGAATAAAGGCTTAGGAATTAGATTTTTATCTCAATTTAATGTCAAATTGCATGAATTAATTAGCATAAAAAAAGGCAAAGACACGATTGATCGCAGTAGAATTTTTAACGTTTCGGTACCCACAGCAGAATTGGGCTTTACATCGGGAGAGGTTAAAGGTACAATACAAGATAAGACGACTGTGAAGAGAAATATACAAAAATCAATTAATATTGGAAACTATGGAACCATGAAGGCAGCAAGATCCGGCACTTCTATTGAACCTCAGCCAGTATATTCTTTTAAAACTCAAAAAAATCTTTTAAAACAAGCATCAACAAATTCTACGGCTTCAGGCAAAAGAAGCAAAAAAGCCTATTTAGATTCCATAAAAAAATTAAAAGATCAGCTATTTGTAAAAGGGGCAGATGCTAAAGTTGAAGTGCAAGGTAAAGGGACCATGACACCTAGCACCAGAAGGATACTAAACAATAGAACAAATACTGCTGTTAAATACATGTTTCTAGGAGACATTGTTGATACTGTGTTGGACGTTTGCAAGGATTTGTATGGACCGACAGATAAAAGTCTAAACTCCATTGTTAATAATATGAAAATTGTTTTTGGAGTTATAGAGCTTCCAACGTTTGGCTCAGATGGTACTCCAAAGCCATATAAAATATCATTAGCAGATTTGCCAATTTCATATAATTTGTTTAATGCATGGTTTATAAAAAATGTAGTCGACACTGGACGGACACAATTTCTTTTAAAAGATTTTATAAGAACAATGTTGATTCAACTGGTTAATGCATCTGTCGGTAATAACTGCTTCACAGGAGATAATGATTTCTTCAAAAATTACCCTAGGAATAGAGTTGAAATATCTTTCCACACAGTTAAAGTTGCAAAACAAGGAAATATAGCAAAAGAATTATTCACACAAGAATCAGCAGAAACTCCTTTGAGCAAATTGCCTTTTGGAAAAAAGAGAATCACAAAACAACAACTAGAGAGTATGAAGTTTAAATCACCAGATCCCGACGACACAAATGTAACTGTGATTAATTATCTTTTTATCAACACAATAAACGAAGCAATGCACAAGAGAAAGAAAAATCGTG